AGCCACTCTTGACCGGGTCGATTGTAATAGCTTTGACCAAGTTCTGTCCCGCATTTATCGCAGCGTCGGTAATACGGTCGAAAACTTTCAGCGCAACGGAGCCCAATGCGCTGAACCGGAAATTAATTGCCTCAATCGCTGAGTTCAAGCGATCAAAGTTAATCTGCCTAGCGGCATTTTGAATCTCCTGGAGGCCCTTCCCGCCATTAGGCAGATTCAACGCTTCAGATAAAGAACCAAGAATGGAGATGGTGTTCCTAGCGCGCTCTTCAAACTGCGCGTTATCGAACTGCATCTGCACTATTCGTTCGTCAACATGTGAGCTCACGCGCTAGTCACCTCCTTCCAAATATTGTCAGCGATCTCATCGAAGATCGGCTGGATCGTGGGGGAAATATACTGCCTTCCCTGCACGTATGTCCCGAAGCCAGTCCCATGTCCGTAGTTCAGAACCACGGCAATGTTCACTCCTTCGTTCACATTCCGATTCACCCAAGAGATCGAAACTCTTCCATTTTGATCTTCTATAATGTAGTCCCAAGCAGCCGCAGTATTGCCCGTGTCTTTGGGTGTCGCTGCTGCCAGGGCTTTTACACCCTCGAGGCCATAGTTGTTAAGACGGTTTAAATAGTCCTTCTTCGCGAGGATGTTTAGAAATTGTAGCGTTTTCGAAAAGTTGCCAGTATGTTTAAAACTAATACTCATGTATAAGCCCTAACCTCTTGAATGCAACGTCGCCCTCCTGGCAGCATTCAGCGCCCTGTTCTGGGCGAGAATTTCAGACCGAGATAACTGCTTCTGCGGTGTTTGCTTCTCGTTGCATACCGCAATCAGCATAAGCAAAGCGTTTAGATGCCATTTACGACATTCAAAAGGTATGCCCAAATAGATCATGTCACTGTAAATGACCTCAGCCGTCTTAAGCTCAGTGGCTCGTTTAGACCCCTTTTTCGCAAGATTAAGTTTGGTTGCAGTCATTGGATTCTGGATGTATTCCTCGACTCTGTGCATCTCAGCTCTAGGAATCGAGTAGTATACATACGGATCAACGTTCTTCGTCAGTGTCATGCAGCGTAAATAGTCCACGAGTTCCTGTGGCGTTTTCTTGTGCCGTTCGTCTAAAAATCCGACGTGCCACTTCTGTTCCCACTTGTGCATTGATACGAGCGAGTGCTCGAGCGTTATGGAAGTGTCTTTTGCCACGGTGTGAAACTCGTTAGTTTCTGAATCCCACGATTCAGAACCGGCAGGAATGTTTATCGTGATTGGCATGATTACTTCGCCTGTGTGATCTGCCCGGCGGCGGTAAGCTGAGCGGCGTTTCTATCGATCTTATCAACGAGGTCTTTGATCTGTTCAACCGGAATAACATCGTTGAAGAAATCAGCCGCATAGCCGGGCTCAGAGATAAGCTTGACGATCAGCTCATCGTACGCCATGGATTCCGTGAATGCCTGGAACATTTCACCGTTCTTGCCCTTGATGAGACGACGGCCATCTTCAGACTTAACGCCGTAGGATCGTCCGAGAAGATCCTCGAAAGTCGCACGGATCGTGCCTGCATCGTTTGCCTTAACGATACGGTCAAGGACTTCTCCGAGTCCTCCGGGCGTGTCGGAATGGAGGCGGATGCACTCTGTACGGGTCAGGTTGAAATAAAAAGTTTCTTCACGGGGAGTTCCGTTCCAGTCAGTGTATTTAATGATCTCCTTACGCATATCTTTTGTTTTCTCCTTTCTTAGTAAAAAGCCCCGCAGCATCCCACCACGGGGCTTCTAGTAGTTCCATTTTGACGTCTTACGGCGTGTTCCCGCCATTGGACAGCAGGGTGTAAACTTCCTGAGGAAGAGGAAGTCTAGGATCCTCCGACTCTGTGCCATACAGGATTGCTTCCAGAGCTGTCACCTTCTCTGCAGGAGCAGTTCTCGTGTCGATCGTGATATGCGCAGAGGGCTTGAGCTGTCCGATACCTACCGGCACGGGGGTAGTAGAAAGCTCCCAGCTGAACTCGATCGCTTCGGGGCTGTCATTGATTGTCTTGTAGCTTCTCTGGCTGGGAGATGCTGTCGCGCCATAAACAATGTTGATCTTGTAGCCGTGGTCGTCGCCATCGACATCATTACCGACCTTAGTGCGGTATGCCAGACCGAACATCTTTCTTGTCTGCTGTCCGATGTAAAGACCAGGTGTGGGCTGAGCTGAGCCATCGCACTCTGCGAACTCATCAGGGTAGGTGTAAGCTGTTACAGTTGCGCCAAAGTCCTCGGCGGATCGAAGGCCAAGATACTTGATGTTGTCAGCGTACAGCTTGGATTCCTCAGCACCGGAAGGACTCTCGTCGACACCGGTCAGGCCATTCCAAGCAACACCTTTGGGGTAAGTGCCGTTCACGGCAACGTACAGAACACCTCTATCTGTACCTGTCTCGTAAAACCGTTCACCGGTCTGATCCCATACGATTTTAGCCATGGTTATTTCCTCCTATTTAAGGTAGATCGTGAAAGGGTAATGGTATAACTTGTCTTTCACATAGGGTTTTCCGTCCGAGCAATAAGGAAAGCTGTTCAACACTTTCTTTGGGATAGTCGTGTCCGGATCGGGGGTAATATACAGAACGTAATAGCCATCTGCGTAGCTATACCGCATGTTGTCAGCGCGCTGCGTATGGCCAGTATCGCGTGAATATATGAAGCACGGATACTGAATCTTCTTCCCGTCCGGCGGCTGAAAATATGTATGCGAGCCCTCTTCTAACTCTCGTAGGGCTCTGCCAAAGTCAACTCTGCTGAGCATTGCCATGGTACAAACCTCCTAAAGTTAGAGTAAGACGGGGATAGTTCTCCCCGATGGATGTTATCTCCCATTTTGACCCATTGCGGATCATGTAGCGAATGCTCGCCATTTCATTCCAAGCATACGGATCGGCAAGAATGCTAAACTGGTTATCAAGCACCAGACTGTCGTTGGTGGTTGTGTAGTTAGATCCCTGCCAGCGTGACCCATTACGGACCTTCTCGCATGAATAGTTTCGTTCTGTAACTTGTTCTGTCCAAACGTCCGGAGACGTTTCAACCTGTGTAACAAAGCCTATGGTGGCCCAGAATTTATTCATTTGAAACGCCTCCTAACGTCTTTTGCGGATCGCGATCGATCAGCCCTGTGTCTCTTCGACGTAATATGTCATAGCACTGAAAGGCTTAACCAGCGCACCAGAGCAACGGGTCTCGATCAGGTACTTGTACTGGTTGAAGTCGATATCGAAATCCTCGAACGTGTTGGTCTCGCCGCCGTTGTCTGCGCCTACTCTGTAGTCCTCAAGGTTGACAATAACGCCAAGCAGAGGCTTGTTGGAGACAGTCTCATCATTCTCGGTCGTGAACGTGATGCGATGGTTCTCCATGGGCTCCACGGTGACGATCTCGTCAACGCGAAGTGTAGTCGCCAGCTCCTGTGTGGACTTGTACAGCTTATGCCCGATACCATCTTCGAGAAGCAGGCACTCTGTGAGCATGTCCTCGGTCGTGTACAGAGAAGGCTTGCCTGTTCCCTTGTACAGCTTGCGGCTACGGATCACGCCATCGATGAACTCTTTAGCCAGAGTGGCGCCGGTATAGCCAGTAGCTACATTGACCGGAACCTTAACAGTGTACAGATAAGAGTCTGTCGCGATCGGGCGAATATGATCAGGAGAGATATGATCTTCTGCGTCAGCAGCTCTGCCATCACCGATCAGGATTGCTCTCGCCTTTTCCTCATCCAGCATCGTTCTCATCTCCTGGCGCAGCCATGCAACAACGCTGAAGTCAGTAATATCAACAGTGTCATCACGATCCAGCTTCTGCAGCTTGTAAATCGTCTGAGGATCTGTATTTCTCTTGAGCAGAGTGAAGACCTCAGTCTTCTTCTTCTTACCCTTGATGTAACCCTTTGCGCGGGCCTCTTCCTCAGTAATGTCCGCAAACAGGGTCTTGATCCTTGCGAAAGGAACATGCTTGACGCCATTGTTAACCTTCGCAACCCAGTCCATCCTTCTGGAAATAAATTCCGGAGTGGTGGACATGCTGTGGTAATCGGGATACAGGAGATCGATATCCTCGATACCGTAGTCCTGCTCAGCGTGCGCGATGAAAGACTCTTTCCAGCTGCCGCCGTGGTTCTTAGCATCAGCGATAGAAGTCGCAAACAGTTCATTCATGTCGTCGTGGCTCAGGAAATCGCCTTCATACACGTCGTTGTCAAATACGTTATGTTTCATTTCTTCATCCTCTTCGTAGTCGTCGTAGTCCTCGTCATCATAGTCCTCGTCGTAGTCCTCGTCGTCGTAGTCCTCGTCGTAGTCCTCATCATAGCCCTCTTCAAGATCTTCGTCGTCGTAGTCCTCGTCGCCGGACTCTTCCGCAGCTCTGCCTACCAAATAGGCGACTGCGTCTTTCTGTTCGTCGGTCATGTTGTCGAACACTTCCTGTACGTCATCTACGGTCATTTCGCCGTCTGTACCCATAGGTTCCTCCTTTTCATCATCGGCGTCGAAATAATCCTCGTCGGAATGAGCGAGAACATCGAACTCTTCGCCAGATGTAATAACTGCTTCGTAGTCACTATCCGGATCATCGGCATGCGCGAAGCTCTTCACCTCGATATATGCTCCGGGATTGGCCGGTGCAAGTACAAGGCTAACCTCACGGATGATTCCATGCATTACGCTAGAACCCTCCTGCTTAAGATGGTTCGCATAGATTGAATATGAATTGATGTCTCCATGAGCGATAAGCTCTTTGGAGTCCCTTGCTTTACGGTTACCATTCAGAAAACTGTAGCCGTATACGCCCTCGGGTCTGTTCTCGAGCAGAACTTTTCCAAGGACCAGCGAAGGATCCTGATGCTGGTGACTCCACACAAGAGGCACTACAGCACCGTCCTGATCTTTAAAAGCGCCATGTCTAATGACCCTGCCGTCGGCGCATCGGATGTTGTTTTTTGTAACCCAGCCGGCAAAGTCAGCTTTTCGCTTGTCCAGTTTCATTTTGATCTCTAACCTCCATCAACGGGATCGTCATAACCCTCCGGCTCATACTCCTCTTCATCTGGCGGATAGTCCTCGTAGGGTTGTTCTGCCTCTTCAACGAGTTCATTCATGCCGTTGTCCTTACTCTTCAAGTTTCTATTGCCAAGCTGATCGGCTCTAGGATCCTTTGAAGGTTTCCAGCCAATAACAGAACGGAACTCGTTAGGCTCCGCAACTTCATTGCTGATGAACTTATCAACAATCTCTGCGATTTCAGACATGGAAGCAAGCTTGAACTGATCTCTAAAGAACCGAACCGCATGACCTCTACCCCTGGCATTCTTGGTTAAGAACTTTCGTTCCATCTCATCCGAAATGGCCTTAAGTATCGGTTCGATTACCCTGGAGTAATAATCCTTCATGGTTTTTTCATCGGCGGTTCCGTTGAATATGCTTTCAGGCATGCCTAGCTGGCTATAAAGCATGGATGTCAAGTCTTTAACTTCGGTCCAAATGTTGTTCTCAATAGGCCTGTTCAACTGCGTGATACGCTCTGTGCCATCGGTCCAAGCAACGCCGTACTTAGAGCCAGCCAGCTGCTCTTCGAGTTCCTGACGTCGTTTTTGAGCCATCTCTTTACGCTGAGGAGTCTTAACCACGTAAGGCAACTGTATGATCAAATCGAGTTTGCCAGAGCCGCTCTGCTCATCTATGTAGTCCAGAAGGTTTAGCTTTCGAATTAATCTCTGCAGTGTCGAATTTGGTTCGTTCATGATCGCGTAAAAAGGATTCTCTACGATGCACACGAATTTCTTGGGTAGAACAACTTCCTGAGTTTGGCCTGTCGCTTCATTGAGCAAAGATACGCGAACGTGTCTGGGATACCACTGCACAATCCTCGCAGTTCTCACCGTAAGAATATCGTAAGTTCCCGATAAAAACGGATCGCCTGAGGTATCAACAGGCACGATCGCAACAACGCCCTCGTCGAACATCGAGAGGACCACATCCATTTTGAAGGCAAAACCTGTCTGATCTAAATTCGCATCGAGACGCAAGCAATTGGTCAGGCCAGATTTAACAGTCTCTGCATAGCGCCCATTCGGATCGAGTTTGACTTCCTCAAGATCGATCATTGCGCAGTCGATTGCGATCTTTGTGTAGATAGGGGCAACGATCGATTTTGCGTTACCCCTGGTGAGCCGTTTGCGCGTAGGCAAATAACCGAAACCAGCAACGGCGGGGCCATATGACCGCGTGGTAGGCTCTCGTGATTTAAACGCATTCCAGGCATGCTGGAGTCGTTCGACGAATGTGGGCATTATGAATTACCTCCGGGTATTAGCGTCTCTTCTTGCGGTTGTTATACGCATTGTAAACTGCGCCTGCAGTTCTGAGCGCGGCAGTTCTGGCATTACGTCCAGCCTGCCTTGCGTTAGCTCCACCGGCGATACTAGCGCCACGTGCGAAGCTTCCTACTCTAGAAGCAGCTCTGCCTGCGCTACCGGCTAAACTTCTTGCGCTGCCCGCAACGTCTCTAGCTCTCATTCCACCGGCGATACTAGCGCCACGTGCGAAACTTCCTGCTCTAGAGGCAGCTCTGCCTGCTCTACCGGCTAAACTTCCGGCGGCGCCTCTAGCGGCTCCACCGACACGGCCAAGGCCTCTTCCGACGGCTCTACCGGCATTGCTATATGCCGCTCCTCCAGCGAGTCTCATGGCACCGGTTCTAGCATTACGCCCGAGCTGCCTTGCATTAGCTGCGCCAGCGATGCCTGCGCTACGTGCGAAGCTACCTGCTCTGGAAGCTGCGCTACCGGCTCTGCCTGCTAAGCCTCTAGCGACTCCACCAACACGGCCAAGGCCTCTGCCAACAGCCTGGCCAGGATTGCTATATGCCGCTCTGCCGGCGGTTCTAAGTGCGCCGGTTCTAATGTTGCGTCCGAACTGCCTTGCATTGGCTGCGCCAGCGATGCCTGCACCACGTGCGAACTGTCCAGCTCTGGAAGCAGCTCTGCCTGCTTTACCGGCTAATCCTCTAGCATTACCAGCGGCGTCTCTTGCCCTCATTGCTCCGGCAATACTAGCGCCACGTGCGAACTGTCCAGCTCTGGAAGCTGCGCTACCGGCTCTGCCTGCTAAGCCTCTAGCGGCTCCACCAACACGGCTAAGGCCTCTTCCGACGGCCTGACCTGCGTTGCTGTATGCAACTCTACCGGCGGTTCTAAGTGCGCCGGTTCTAATGTTGCGTCCGAACTGCCTTGCATTGGCTGCGCCAGCGATGCCTGCATTCTTAAGGTACTGGCCAGCTCTGGTGTTTCTGCCGTATTTGTAAGCAAGATATGTGCCGCCAGCAAGAGCAGCTGCGCCGCCTACCGCAAGTGCCGCTTTCTTAAGTCTAGCTCTGCGTGCCGCTCTCTGTTCCGGGGTTGCTCCTCCTCTGCCGCCTCTTCCGACGCCTTTATAGGATTTTCCATCGCCAACGCCGTATCTGCTTTTTCCTGCGGAGGTATAAGATCCATCCTTATTCTGGAAACGTCTTACACCCCACTTCATACCTTTGACGCCGAAATGCGCAAGGTAATTACGATAATCATTGTTAGAATAAAATGTATTGTTCATGTCTGTTCCTTTCAGCGCTTCTTCTTACGAGATCTTTTATAATTGCCATACAGATATGCTGCATCAAGCAGATAGCCAGCGCTTCCGTCAGTTAAAAGTCTGTCTAAATTCCGTCTAGTTTCAGACGTTTCGCGCCCGACGAGGGTCTTCATCTTTCTATCGGTATAGTTTTTCAAGTAATATCGCTGCGGCAAATTCTTGGCGTCGTGCACCCGCTGGTTCCAGTTAGCGCCAGATGCGGCATTATAAGTTGCAACATTATGAAGATGCTTGCCGAGTCTTGTCTTAGACGCTCTGCCAAGTCGCGCGTGCGTATATGCGGCGTTTCTGTAAAAAGCAGCATTGGCGCCATTGCCCAAAGCGGCATCTAATTTGCGAAGCGCTCCCTTGCTCTTTTTTATTCCGTTTACGTATTCTCTAGCTCCCATGCCCAGACCTTCTGCCCGGATCTTCATACGCGCTTTAAAGCCTGTTCCATCTGCTTTAGCCCTAGCCCGCCCCGCTCTCGTAAGCGATCCATCAGGGTTCTGGTATCTTCTTACACCCCACTTCATTCCTTTGACACCATGATGGGCGAGGTAATTTCTATAGTCATTCTTAGGATAAAATGTTCCGTCCATCAGTTCGCCTTTCCGTGTCGCATGTTGTGCACAACTCCCGCGATCGTAGCTGCGCTAGCACCAATACCAGCAATGCCGCCGGCAATAGATAAGATGTCCTGGATCTTGTCGTAGCCGGTATTCATAGTTCCAGCGGTTAAGCGATCGTACTCCTGCTCCAATCGCATGCGTCTAATCGATTCATTCAGCTCAGCGTCTGTCATGTTCTTGGCGTTGGATTTATAGCCACGGCGTTTCATCTCCGACATCTTTCCAGCAACGTTTGCAGCTTCGTTAATTCCTCGCGCTACTTCTTTCGTGGTCTTTTCTGCGGGAGACTGTTGGGGTTTATCTTTGCCGGATTTAATGCTCGGGGCCAGCCATTTTTCGGCGCCTTCTTTTACATGCTGGAATGGGTTCTTACCGGAGCCTCGTCTATATCGGCCAGAGTTCCAGTTACCTATATGCGCGAGGTAGTTTGTATCGTTGTAAAATGTTTCATTCATGTCTTCCGTCTCCTAGCATCATCTGCGTATTCCATTGCGACAAGCTCGAAGTATTCGGGATCATCGATCATATCCGGACTACCAAAATCATCTTTCAACTGCGGATACTTTTTCATAGTTTTTCTGACATACTTGTCCCAGCTCTGCGTTCCCTCTGCAGCCTCCGAACGGCGCGCTTCTCGTCGATCGCCGGCATAATTCTTCATCAGATCGGCCTGGCGGTACCAGCGTTTGCTTTCGGCCTCATACTGTGCGCGGAACCTTTTTGCGTTGCTAATGTCATTAGCAATTGCACGGCGCGCATATGCTCGCTCATCACCGATCTCATGTATCTCATGCATGTAGTGGTTCCAGCCAAGGCCGTTGTCGTCGAAGTAGGCTCGTTGGGCCTTCAGCCAACGGTCGGCCCCATTTTTGCCTTTGTATTTGGTCGCCAGCTTTTGTTCTTCGTCGGCCCACCGCTTAGCCTTCGCCGCGGCCTCATCGCCAGCTTTGCGATATCGGGCATAGAGCTTTTTAGCGCGATGCTGAACATAACGGCCGAGTATACCTGGACGGTTACGGTTTTTGCCAGATCGTGCACGGTCCTTGCGCACGCCCCACTTCATACCTTTGACGCCGAAATGAGCAAGATAGTCGCGGTAGTCGTTTTTTGGATAAAATGTTCCTTCCATTTTGACTCCAATCACTCAAATGCATCTTTGTTCATCTTGTAGGCAATCCATGCATCCATCAGAGCTGCGACGTTATCGATCTTTTGCTCGTATCGCTTCTTTAGGATCTTGCGGTTGCCATTTGTGTCCTGCATAACTATGCAGTTACCCATGGTCCACGACATAAGCTTTTCATCAAACAATAAAGCCCGTTCACTAGCAAGCAATTTAAGCTCGCCGAGTGGAACGGACTCTGTCTTAACACCCTGTATTACTTTTTCTACTCCGAACTCGCCATTCTCAAGGCACCATCGCTCAACAAAATGCTTGGCATTGTACGGGTCGTATCCGAAACACATCACAGTGTACTCAGATTTGATGATGTAGTTATCGAGATCGTCATACACGGTGTCCATATCCAAAACGACTCCGTCTAGAACGACCAAGCTGCCTTCTGCTATGAAAGTGTCGTACTTTTGTCGCAGTGATGCGTGTAAGCGAGACAGTGTAACGCTTGAGATGTAACTTCTGGTTTTAACTCCAAAAGTCCCGTCTGGAAGTGGAAAGAGAAATGAAAAAGCACAAAAGTCGTTTCCTTGTGACAGGTCCGCCCCCATCGCGCATGGCATTCGCCAGAATTGACGCGGGGGGTGAGTATGCGTTTCTTCAAATGTGAAGAAGTATGTATAGCCTTCAAGCGGTATACCGAAACGTTTCGCTAAGATTTCGTTTCTAGTCGCCGGGTTATGCTCGGCTCTCTCAACGTCTCTTTGATACGTCTCGTATGTCACAGTTATGCCGATGTTGGGGTTAGCCTTAACCCACATTGCAGGAGTACCAACCTCAGACACATCGTCTAGTTTGTACCACCAGATAGAAACATGGTCGTTCCTATACTCGTTCTTTAGGATCTTAGTCAATTCCATTTTGAGCGTATCGCCAGGACCGTTTCGTACATTACCTTCGGAACTTGTACCTATAATAATGTAGTCTTTGATCTTTGAAGCGCCTTGCTCAATGGCAGTGAATGGATCCTCTCTGATGTCAACCGAGAGCCATTCGTCGACCGTGTTGTACTTTGAACGCAAGCCCTGAAGCTTATCTATGTTCATCGGCTTAACCACGATCTGCGAGTTGGTCAGGAAATTCTGTATTCCTATCTTAGTCGAGGCCAGTTTCTGCCTAGTTACTTTAGTGCCGCGCGTGTTCTTAATGTCGCCATCGGTAAGCAACTTAAAAACTGGTCCGCGCTGCCTTGTCATGGCTGTTTTCAATGGTCCGAGGACCTCTTCAGCCTGTTTCATCGTCGGAGCAGTAGTAACTCCGTCAGTTGTAGTGGGGTCAACCGTAACGCCGTACGCCTGTATACAAGTGTCGTATAGTGTTTTAGCTGCGCCACGTCCAACTATAAGAAACTGCTTGTTGCAAAGCCGCTTCTTGATCTTTCTAGGCACGTAACAGCCCCGTCCTCCTCCAAGGCCATTAGGCGACCAAATTTGCCGCTCCTCAAAGTAATACCATCCAAGTAAATCCTCGCCCCATAGCTTAAAGCTGTCGAGCATTATGAATTCGGAACCATCAGTTAGTGTCAGCTCGCTCTCGCAGAATTTAATCCAGCCTTCTACAACTGACCCGTCGTAGTAATAGTTGGGATTTCGAATGTATCCATCGATACGATTCATCTGAAGAGAGATCTCCTTGTTAACAGGGATTAATCCAAGAAGAACTTTCTGACGGAATTGGCCGTAGTATTTTGGAACAGCTGTGTTAGATAACACTTAATCAATCACCAGGCAGGGAACTCGGCATCCGTGTAGTTTCGCCACTCGAATTCCTTGCACTGTTCCTTCATTGACTCGAGCACAAACGAAGACGTTGGAGGATCAACCGCGATTTTGACTTTCTGATTCATATAAGTCTTCACGGAATGAAGAAACACGCCATTTGTCGTATATGCAGACCACGGCGTTTCCCGATCGTCAATGTAAAATCCTTCCTTAGGCCCAATGCCCAGTTGGTGAAGAGTTTGGAATGTGCTATTAATAGCTTCCATGATCTGTCCATCGAAATGGTCATCTTCATCGGAAGGGCCAAGGTAGTCTTTAACAGACTCGAATATGCTTTCTTTCATTACCATAGTTTAGTGTCTCCTGGCGAACGTTCGCCTGTTAATCGTAAGGTCGTTTCGTCTTGTTCGTAATGTATCACGCGGTGTGTTGCGGTTGATGTGAGGACAACATTCTCAGGATCGAACACACAGGCTCGATGCTCGATGATGTCGTCCAACGTGATGGGATTAATATGATGAATTAGTAATCCGCTGTGCAGTTCGTGCCCAGGCATAGCCAGATCGTTGCCATCATCGCGAATAATTATGCTTCGCCTAAAAGCACGCCATTCCGGAGAAGTATAGAGTAGCTGATTATAGCGCCGGCGTGAGCCCCATTGGTCTTCTCCAACCGGTTGCCTGGTCATCAAATATCGCACTCGTTCTTCGAAAGTCGGTAGCGCCATCATTTCGCTATAACTCTTCTGTTTCATCATCTAATCCTTGATACGTTCGGAACGCGCTCATAGCTTCGGCGAACATTTCCTCGTTTTTCTTCTGCGCCTGAAGCATTTCCGTCTTAGCCCGCGTATAATCCAGCTCCATAAGAGTTTTCTGTTCATCCAGATACTGCTTAGACGATCCAAGCTTGAGAAATAAACAGACCATCTCGGAAGAAGCCGTTCCGTCATCTAATCTTCGCTCAGCTTCCGCGTATGCCTTGCCAATTAACCGCTTCTCGATAGCTGCGCCGGAAAAATCGGGTCGCATTCTGTCTTCTTCGAGAACCGTTTCGGCAGAAACATCTCGTACTTTTCTTCTTCCCATGCTATTTGCACTCCTTTCCGTGCTATTTCATGACCTTTGAGAAGCTGCTGAGGCGTTGCAACATAGTTTATAGGAGGTACTATATGAAACACACGCAGAAGAAAGGAGTAATACTGGGGGATACCTCAGCAACCTCTCAAAAGCCATGCAAATGCCATTTTTGAAAAATTTTCACTGGAGCATTTTGAAAG